CTGTTAGCAGCTCAGTCAGAAGTTGAAGGTGTACTAGATAATGTACTAGGTAGAAACTTGGCTTACGCTAGAGAAGGTGCTCAAAGAAAGTTCCAAGTTCAACAAGCTGCTGCTAGAGAAGCTCTTGGTATACCAGCCTCTTATGGTGCTCCTGTAATGATGCCTCCTACAAACAGATTAGGTGGTGCTCTACAGATAGCAAGTCAAGTAGCAAGTATATACAGCGGCTTTGGAGGTGGGCCACTTAGTTTTTTTAACAAAACCCCTGCTGTAAATCCTAATTTATTGTCAGGGCCTTTATCAATGAATACAACTCTTCTAAATGCTCCCGTAACACCCGCTGGTATTCTTTCCCCCTTCTCATATGTATAAATTATGACATCATCATTTCAGACGATCGTAGGTAAGTCTCGTGACGAGATACCGGGCTACGGTGTAGATAACTACGCAAAAACAGAAGCTGATCTAACAGATTCAGTAAATGAACAGATAAAAAGGAATCAACAGGATACTAGAGATTTCTATGAACAGATGGCAGCTATACAAAGAGAGATAGCTGAAAGGCCATTAAAGCTTATGGGGGATCTAGCAGAGTTTTCTAAATCTGCTAGTCAAGCTGTAGGTGTATTTCGAGAAAGGCAAGAGGCTCAAGCCAAGATAGATGACGCTATGGCTTACCTAGACTCTAACTCTAGTGCTAGGCTTAGAGATGCAGAAGGTAAGCTAAGATTAGAAAATGCTAAATTTAACAATAAACTTCTTAACGAAAACTCAGAAGAATCAATAAATTTTTTAAGAGTAAGAAGTGCCTCATTACCATCAGGCTCTACTACACGTGAGTTACTATCTAAGCTACATAATAATTACTATGGTGCTAGACAGCAGTTTATAAACGAGAACGGCGGTCAAGATATTACAGATATACAAGAGTATATAGAGCTACATAACGCAGCTGACGAGTTAATGATTACAGCTATGCTTATGAACGCTAAGCAGCTGGGTATAGATACAAACAGTAGAGAGTTTAGAAAGCTGTTTTACGAAAAGGTATATCCTGATGTAGTTCAAAGACGAGAAAACAATATACAGTCTTGGAAGGCTACAGCTAATAGAAACTACAAAGCTAATGTAGATAAAAACTTAAAAGAAGATATCATAAATACATTACAGCCTTATACTCCTAACAAGAAAATGGATATAGAAATCAATGATCTTGTTGAAGTTATAAAAAATGAAAAGAATTTTGACTCAGACAGAGAAGCTGTAAACTACTTGTTTAGCGTTGTTGCTACTGAAGTAGGAGAAGATCAAAATAGATTAGATGTACACCATTTAGAGTATTTATATGATGGTGCTTTATTTATACCTAGTTATGCTAAAAATACACGTGTAAAATATAAAGACGGAAAATTTAAAGATATAGCTGCTAACGCTTCTTTAATACAGAAAATACAAACAGAAAAAGCTATACAAAACGAAAGAAGTAAAAGAACTAATACATCTATAGCACAGGGAGAAATAGACGATTTAGATCAAGAGTATAAACAAGGTATACCTCCTGCTATTTTAGAGAAAAAACTTCTTGAACTTGAAGAAAGGTTTCCTAATATAAATATAAGAGGGTTACAGGTTAGCTCTAGAGGTGATACAAATGGCGGTGAATATCCTAATGCTGGTAAACCTCAGTCATTATCAAAATATAGAGGTTTTTTACAGACTGCATATAAAAAACAATTAGGTGAACTATACACCGCAGCTAATGAGTTTGATGTAGATAGAGCTTATGGCGAACTAGGCCGTAGAGTTGAAAATCTTGTAAAAGGTGGTACTAACGAATCTGACGCTATTGAGATAGCATATAAAGCTATTGAGCCAGAATTATTAGCTGGTAACTTTACCGGCACTGAAGCCGACAAAAGAAGAGGTAAGATAACTACATCTAACGATATAGATAATGATTCATTAGTCTTAGAAAATGATACCAATAAAGTTAGGTATCAAGGAAATCCTGTATCGTTACATGAAAAACGAGCTTTAGCTCAGTATAAAAGACATTTACTATATGGAGAGCCTTTTCCTGAGTATTTCAATCGTGTTACCAGACGTACTAAATTATCACCACGTCAGTATGCTTATGACAGGTTGTCTAGTACAGGTGGTCTAACAGATGAAGGTTTGATAAAAGTAAGGCCCGAACTTGATCCAACAACAGGTCTACTAATTGATACACAGTATGGCCTTTCTCTAAAAGATAAAAATTATTTAGAAGTCAAACCTAACTTAACTAAAACATATACCACTATTTTAGATGATCCAACAGGTGAAAAAGCTAGAGGAGTCCTAAATGGTTTTATGAAGAAAGGTAACGTGCCCGGAACTTATCAACCCGCTTTTGGTTTTGAAGCTAAGAATGGTGATACCTTAACTGTTGGTACTATATTACAATATGCAAACAGAGGAGCATCAAACTTTGGATTGTATGGATTTAGTGCAGAAGAAGTAAAAGATGCTGTAAAAGCAGGCGAAATTAGTCTAGATGCTCAGTTTGATGAAAACACACAAAGTCAAATGGTGTACGCACTTATACGACAAAGAGCTAACAGAACAAACAGTGCTCGAGGTGCTATTATACAAGCTAAAAAAGGCGGAACACAAACAGTATTTGAAGGTGACGAAGGTGAAAAAAGATGGGACAGATTAGTTAATTTAAAGCCAGAAGAAATCAAAGCTATATTAGATGTGTTTCCAGCTTTACGTGGTACAACTATGAACCAGTTTCAAAATCTACTACCCGGTATTGTACTAGCTATTGCTGATGGTGAGTTTGAACAGAAAAAACAAAGAAACGTAAATGAAAATATGAAGAAACTTGAACAAACTTATGGCAGCTTGCCCGGGTAATTATGACCGATTCAAATTACTCAAATGTAAATGATGGGCTGCAAGAGTATGATGATTATTTATCAGCTGAGGCAGAACAACTTACAGATGAGTTACAGCAACAGTTAGATGCAGCTGAAAACGCACAGGCACAGTTAGAGCAAGAAGAACGGGTAGCTCTTGACCAACAAGAAGATCCTAGAAACGCTGAAAACTGGGGTGCTAAGGCACTCATAAAAGAGGGACAATCTATATTGTCTGGCGGACTTCAAGATACAGCATCATCTATTGCTACATTTCCAGAACGTACCATGGATGCGTTGTCTGGAGAAATGCAACAACAACGAGAAGAGACTGGTACATACAGGCCAGACTGGAGCCCGTTTGGTGCATACGATAATCCAATAGAAACAAAAACATGGTGGGGTAAACAGCTACGAGGCTTAGTGCATTTTGGTTCATTAGCTTTAGGCACAGTCGCAGCAGCTAAGGCTGCCGCAGCAACAGGTGTAGTTACTATACCAGCTGGTTTACTCGCACTAACAAAAGG